CCCCGCAAGGGGGGCAGGGCGCAGTGCTAACATCCCCTACCTATCCTGGTAGGGTTTCCAGCCTTTGGCTGGGAGACCATATGTTTCCGGCCGTTAGGAGGTGTGCATTAAGACCAGGACAAGGACTTTGTCCTTTATCCCGGTCCCAGGAATTGTTCGTCAAGATCACAGCGAGGTGGAGAGGCCTGAAAGGTCTTTCCATCGTATTATCGCTGAGTCTTCGAATGATTCCATGAGCACCTACCTTAACGGGGGTCAGATAACTGACTCTGAGACTCATCCTGAATGGTTCAAGCGTAAGCTTGAGCCATTCCGCGATATTGGTGGAGACTTCTCGTCCTGGAAGTGGCATGTCGAGACTACTGTCCCGGAATTGCACCTTACCAGAACTGTTAAGTCAAACCCTACGGAACCTTTTCCGGAGGGCCGTGATACGGATACGTACACTTATAGTGGACCTATCCTACCCATGGGACCTAACAGCTTTGCTTGGCCTACCTGGCAACCTTCCGATTCGAAAGAGTTGGATAGGCTTGGTACACAAGCAATAGCTAGATGTTCCCCCAGTAACGCTGCCGCGGATCTATCCGTAGCTCTAGGTGAAACCATTAAAGAGGGGATTCCTCACCTCTTTGGTGCTGCCTTGAAAGGTCTTGGCAGCATGTCCGGAAAAGAGCGCCGTAAGGCTCTCGCTTCTGAACATCTCAACTATGAGTTCGGGTGGAAGCCATTTGTCAATGACATCCGTAAGGGTGCCAAAGCCGTTGCTGATGCTGATGCCATATGGCAGCAGTATGAGCGCGACTCAGGCAAACTGGTCCGCAGGAGGTATGAGTTCCCGGTTGAGACGCGGAGTAAAGTCACTACGTACGCGACGGGGATTAGCCCTTGGGTTAGTCCTTCGTCAAGTGCGTTTTTGAATTTCTCCGCGTTGAATCAAGGACAGGTGCTGCGGACTGAGGAGTTCCGCAGACGTCGGTGGTTTAGCGGCGCGTTTACCTATTTCGTTCCTGAGGCCAATCAAGGCCTTCGGAACGGTTTGGCTCGCGCCGTGATCCAAGCACGTAAAGTGTATGGAATCTCACTGACTCCAGATACTGTCTGGAACCTTTCTCCTTGGAGCTGGTTGATCGATTGGCGCCTAAATATAGGCGACCTTCTGTCCAACTGGACAGATTGGGCAATCGACAATCAGGTGCTGGTGTATGGGTATATGATGGAACATACGTTCCAAAAGTATACTTATACATACGACGGTCCGACGGGCCTTTTTGGCTTCGAGGATGGTCGTCCCGCCGAGATTTCGTTCATTACTGAAACGAAACTTCGGCGCAGGGCAACACCGTATGGTTTCGGCGTGGACATGTCTGGTCTTTCGGCTAGGCAACTCGCCATCCTCGCCTCTCTCGGCATAAGCCGGGAGAAGTAGAGGTGCTGTTACAATGCGTCAAAACGCCAACATGGGAGCCTAAACCGCTCCTAGGAGTGAACGCCTATGTCACTGTCTGATCCTTCGTCCGTCACCATCTCTGGCACGACGACCGCTCTCCCACGCGTAAGCGTGGGCGATCGGAAGTCGATCTACCAGAACGGTGACGAGACCATCACCCTGACCGTCTCGCATCAGAAGACGCGAGAGAACGGTTGGAGGCGAATGGTCAGGATCGACACTTCGAAGATTACCCCCGATCCTTTCGAAACGGGGACGAACGACGAGGTGAAGGCCGCGGTTTACGTGGTCTTCGACTCGCCCTCCGACGGCTACACGCCGGCGGAGATGCTCGCGTCGTGGAAGGGCCTCTACGGCCTTCTCACGGCATCTTCGGACGCGGCTGTGGTCAAGGTCTTGGGTGGCGAATCCTGAGGAAAACTTCGCGAGCTCTGCCCGCGAAGTCCCCCAAGGGATTCACTCCTTCGACCTGATCCAACCGTGTCACCGGATCGTCGCATCCCTTCTGATAGACCCCGAAGTAAAACTTGGGTTCGATCCGAAGGTCCGAGTGACCTTGCTGGAAGACGTGAGTCTTTTGGCAGGCGTCGCTCAGATCACGATACTCGTACAACGCTCACCAGGAAATTCCTCGTGGTTGTTGTCGCTATCGTGAATGCGCTCTACCTGGTAAGTGAGGTCTTTCTGTCAGGCATAAATGCCTGTCATTAGACCTGGCAGTTTGCATAGGGGCATTGGGGCAGAAGCTAAGCATTGGAAACTTGCAGTCTTCCTTTGCTCACGCGACTGTCTCTTTGTCCTTGTGTGATTCTGATATAGGCTAGGGATCTACCCACCCCCTATAGAGGAGGGAGTAGTGAAAAGCCTGATATCACTCTGGTCATGTGCGGCTGATGAACTTGCCGCACGATGCTGCACCAGCGCCACTCGAGACATAAAAACTGTCTCGAGTCGGTTCGAACACGAGGGGTTGAGCTTTATGGCTCTTACCCTGGCAGACCTTGGAAAGGCCATCCAAAAATGGTTGGACCAAGGTTTTGTCGTTCCTTCGGACGCACCTTCCTTCAAAAGAGGAAGTGGACGTCGTAGTGGTCTCCCGGCATTTCTGTCGGGTTTCCTTGAACGTGTGTTCGATCCTAGTAGTGGCACGCTATTGGTTGTTCCAGACGTGGAAGCAATCTATGCTGTCCGTCAACTAACGTTGATGTTCAGCAAGATCGCCCTTCCGGAGACCGGCCTTGCGGTCGGTACTCATCAGGTTGTAACACCTGAACGCGAAAGGCGAGCCATGTCTGATTTCATCCAATGTGAGCAGGAAGTGAGATTCTTCGATTCTATTCTTGATCCAGCTTATAAAGCGGATTTTGAACGTATGTCGAAGGTGCTTTTCGGTGACCTGTTTGATTGGATAGAAACTAATCTATCCTTCAATGGTGTCATCCCCAAGCACGGACCAGGCGCTGTCGCTGAGCGAATTTCCAGTAATGGAAAATACACTCATCGGGACTGGCCCACTCGTCTTCAGTCTTTTTTCAAGGCTGAAACGTACCTAGCACCTAGTGGGAGTTATATCCCACCGGATTCGTCGTTGATTCATATCAACGCCGGCCTTCATCCGGGGCGTAAGCCCTTTTTGAAGGCGCCGGGTATTCACTTCCTCGAACCCGGATCAGAGACTCCCGTTAGGGTTGTTTCTGTTCCTAAATCGCTCAAGGCTCCTCGGATCATTGGCATTGAGCCCTCTGCTATGCAATTTGCACAGCAAGGGCTTTACCGCCTGTTCCGCGATGGGATTCAGAGGTTTGACCCCCTCAATTCCATGATCGGTCTTACGGACCAAGACCCTAACAGGTCTATGGCTCGTGAAGGATCACTCAGCGGTGATCTTGCTACGCTCGACTTGAGCGAAGCTTCCGATAGAGTCTCGAATCAGCATGTACTAGCTCTGTTTGCCTCCCACCCTATGTTGCAAGGGGCGGTTCAGGCCTGCAGGTCTAGAAAGGCTGATGTACCTGGCCACGGAGTAATCCGTTTCGCCAAGTTCTCGACTATGGGTTCAGCTCTCTGCTTCCCAATTGAGGCTATGGTCTTTCTGACCGTAATCTTCCTTGGGATAGAAAGGGAGCTTAGCGCTCCGCTTTCTGACTTATCGGCTGTCAGTCGATTTCGTCAGCAGGTGCGCGTCTTTGGGGACGATTTGATCGTTCCCAGAGACTATGTGCTGTCCGTTGTTGACGAGCTGAGTGTTTTTGGACACAAAGTTAACGTCAGTAAGTCTTTCTGGACCGGAAGGTTCAGAGAGTCTTGCGGACGGGAGTATTACGATGGCAATGACGTTTCTATCGTCAAGGTCAGACGTATTCTCCCGACACAACGGCAGGACGCTTCTGGTGTAATCGCTGCGTCGGACCTTAGGAACCTCCTTTATTGGGGGGGCCTTTGGCAGACGGCGCGGTACTTGGACACGTACTTGGGCAATCTCTTAGGAGATTACCCAAACGTTGCTCCAAGTTCACCAGTATTGGGCAGGGAATCCTCACTGGGGTATCAATTCCAGCGGATAGACCCGAATACTCACAGCCCCCTAGTCAGGGGCTATTATGTGAGTGCTAAGTCACCATCCGATCCATTGGATGGTGTCGGTGCCCTGCACAAGTGTCTCTTGCGTTTTGCTCTCCCTGACTACCAGCTCTTACAGCCGGTGTTGGATGAGCGCGATACGCACATCGACGATGCGAACGTTGATGACAAGCACTTGGAGCGTTCTGGACGCCCCGAGCACGTCAGCATCAAGCTCGGGTGGAGGTCTCCCTTTTAGGGGGAGACGGCGGGGCTTGGCCTCGTTGGGAGATCGAAAGATCCTCCATCCAACTCAATGACCTATTAGGCCAAC